AGGATTTTGCCGATGACCCTGTTGCAAAGAACGCTCTGAAAGCCTTAGGCTATCTATCAACAGGAACGAATTTAGCAATCACCGCAGGCTTCTCTCCCTTTACAGTGGGAACAGCGTACGTTGGTGATCTCATTGCCAATGTCACAGGAGATGAAACCACAGGAAGACAACTGTTTCGTGACTTGAATACTTTTCTGATAGGTAAAGGGGGAGAGGCTCCCGTCACCATTAAAATACCCTCAAAGAAGGGTGTGGTAAATGCTACCGTTAATAAGGATGGATCGATTAACGTTGGCGATAAAACATATGGCGGCGACTTAAATTTAAATAGAGCGCAGTTCATGGAACTCGTTCGAAGAGAAACATTTGGCTCTGCTAGAGAAACAGGCAATCTTAATTTGATGCCACTGCGAGAGGATGGACTTCCCTCACCAACTATAAGTAAAACAGAGATACCAAAAGTAGAGGTTAAAGATATTCCAGATAATACTCCAATCAATGTTAAACCTGTTCCAAAGAAGGTAGCCATTGACAAAGGAATGAGTGAGAATGAGGGAGTCTACATGGCTAATGTAGATGGTAAGAATGTTGATCTCAAAGATAAAACATTCAACACTGCCAATATTTCTGTGACCCCTGAGGGTGTTCCAAAGTTTGATGTTCAAAATGTTATTAATAGAGATATTGAAAAACCAGAGGGAGTTAAGTCTAAAAAAGTAAAAGTAAATTTATTTAAAAAATCAGCAGGGTGGAAATGGTTAGATAAACCTGAGAACGGTAACGATAATTTTTTAGTTTCTATTGAAAGAGGGGAGAAGTCTCCTGAAGGAAAATCAATTACTAAGCATTATTATACCTTGAATACTGACATGACCGCTGATACTCAGCTCAAGTATTATCCTAATCAAAAAAGTGAGCCTCGACTAAGACCGACTGCCTATGATGATTTAATTTTTGGTAACAAAGTGGGAGAGATTGATGTTCGAGGAAAGAAACACCCTGTCTATGACACAATTGAAGTAGCACCTCCAAAGCAGGCGGTGGGAGCGGATGTTACTCCTACTGTTGAACCCAAGTATCACCCTCTTGATAGAGTTTTTAAACAACAAATAAGAGAAGTATTGTCTACTGATTTATTGAGTCCTCAATATTTAGCTAAACTAGAAAAAGATTCTGATATTAGTTGTGGTCAGTGTTATGCGGCAGCAGAGGCATTGTACCATAAATGGGGAAAGTTTAATGGATTCACTCCAAAGTATTTAAAATCCAAAGATTTTCCTGAGGGATTACCTGAGGGAGATACACACTGGTTTTTACAAAATAACAAAACAAAAGAAATACTAGATCCCACAGCGGAACAGTTTGGTGGTACCCCTATTCCCTATGAGAAAGGAACTGGAGCAGGTTTTCAAACTAAAGAACCAGCAAAAAATAAAGGTAAAGAAGTTTTAAATAGATTAGGAACAGAAAAAGTAATTCAAACCCCCAGTGGAGTTGTTCTTGACTTTGCAAATCAAAAAGGAATTGAAAAAGAAGGTGCGGATCTTAGTGGCTACATTGATCAAGTAAATTATGATATAGAAAATAACTTTCCTGAAAGAAAAAATTTAGGTGAATTAAAAAACATTACAGGTGATGATCCTCGTTTCATGGTTGGCTTTACAACAAAAGAGGGTAACCAAGGTTATATTACGGGATACGGAACTGAAAAGAATGTAGGCTTTGTTGAGTACTTTGCTAATTTAGGTACTAAGGAAAAAGCTAGTGGAGAAACTCCATCTCCTTTGAAGCCTTCAGAATTAAAAGAGATAATTAATGAGTTAAAAAAGCATTATGGCTTTCGACAGTTTGCAGGTGATAGAATTACAGGAGTAAGAGATCAAAACAGAAAATCAGGACAAAGCAACGTTGAAGATTTATTTGCAATAACACCTAAACCAGAATCAGCAGTTGATTTGATGGTTAATCCTTTCACCGCTGACATTGCTAAATCAGGAAAAATAAAAAAAGAAGACATTGCAAGATTTTTTGACGAAAGACCTACTAGAGATATCAATGATCCTAAAGCATTTAAAGAAATGGTTAATGAAGCAGTTGATGAAATCTATTATCAACTACAACAAGAGGTAACAGGAGAAGGTTGGTATGATGAAGGAGTTAAAAAGGCAATGAAGATAGCTGAAAAAATAAATCCTAAATTTAAAAATAATCCTGACCTAAAAGATTTAATTTTGTTTACAACAGCCATAGCTTCCTCAGGAGTTAGTGTTGGTTTAGATTTTAAAGTAGGTTTACAAGTTGCTGATATATTTGCTGACACTGGTCAAATACCTTTAACAAATCCTTATACGGGAGATGGCTGGACAGTAAGAGGATCTAACTTAGCTAAACAATTAAGCCTTGCTAATAATTATATTCAAAAAAACGGTCTTTCAGCTTTCTTAGAGTTTTTACATACAGAGATGACAGGAAGAGAATTACAAAATTTTAGAAAAGAATACGGTAATTTAGGTCCATCTAAAGGAGTTAAAATGGATGAGATTTATACAGGGGATAGAGCTTTTGGTCCTAAGATTGGTGAATTTATGGCTAATCTGTATGGAACAGCTGATAATAATGTTGTTGATATGTGGAATGTAAGATCGATGAATAGACTTATAGGAGATATGTTTGTTAGAGATAAAAACGGTAAAGTTGTTTTAAATAATAAAGGCGAACCCATTATAAAAGATGGATTTCCTACTATTACAATGAAAAGAAAATTTGATGAATTTATGCAAGCTGTAGCTAATATTATAGGTAAATCAGTTCGTGACACGCAAGCGATTAGATGGTATTTTGAACAAGGATTATATACTCAGTTAGGAAAAAAAAGTGTACCAAAAGACTACGGAACAGCAGCTCAAGAAGTCCTTGAAGCAAAACAATCAAACAACTCCCCTACAGGCGTTTCATCGAGCAAGACTTCAGGTGTTAAAAGCAAGACACCAACAAAAAAAGCCCAAGGTGGTAGTATAAGTATTCCCCAAAGACGATCACTTGTAAATGATGGGTTAGTTGATATAAATACTATTATTGGAAAAATAAATTATGGCAACTAACACCGACAAAGGTCTATATCAAACAGGAGAGAAACCTGAATTAGAGATTATCAAATCGGAAACTGAAGTAGAAATTGACGGTCAACCAATCCCGACTCCCGAAGGACTAGAGATTGAAATGGATGAAGAGGGAGGAGCAACTCTCGACTTCGATCCGCTGTCCAAGCTTCCCGATGAAGTAGAGTTCTATTCCAACTTAGCAGAAGTTTTAGATGATCAACTCTTAGGAAGAATATCCTCCGAACTTTTAGATGACTTAGAGAGTGACCGCGCCTCCCGTAAAGATTGGGAAGACTCTTACATTAAGGGTTTAGATTTATTAGGAATTAAATATGAAAGACGCACTCGACCCTTCACAGGTGCGAGTGGTGTTACCCATCCGCTGTTAGCGGAGAGTGCCACTCAGTTTCAGGCATCGGCCTACAAGGAGTTACTACCTTCAGGAGGTCCTGTTCGAACTGTGATGATGGGAGAAGAAAGTCCTGATAAGTATGCGAGAGCACAGCGTGTTCAAGAGTACATGAATTATCAGCTCATGAACAGAATGGAAGACTTTACCCCTGAGTATGATCAAATGTTATTTTATCTCCCTCTAGCTGGCAGCACATTTAAAAAAGTTTATTATGATGAGTTAATGGATAGAGCTGTATCAAAGTTTGTTCCAGCCGAAGACTTAGTCGTCAACTACATGACATCTGATTTAGATAGTTGTGACCGCATCTGTCAAATTGTTAATATGAGTTATAATGATTTTAGGAAAAAGCAAGTTTCAGGATTTTATAAAGATATTGATCTTGATCCCGATCAAGTAAATCCAAGTGAAGTTAAGAAAAAATATGATGAGATAGAAGGTTTAAAGCAAAACGAAAGAGACAAGTATGTTCGATTATATGAGTTTCATGTTTCCTTAGACATCGAGGGTTTTGAAGATAAAGATGAGATGGGTGAAACCACAGGAATTAAAATACCTTACATTGTAACCATTGAGGATGGATCCAGTGAGATTGTGGGTATTAGAAGAAACTACGATAAAGACGATCCGAAGAAAATGAAGAAGCAGTACTTTGTTCATTATAAATTTTTACCAGGATTAGGTTTTTATGGTTTTGGTTTACTGCATGTTATTGGTTCTCTATCCAGAGCAGCAACATCAATTCTTCGTCAGTTAATTGATGCGGGATCATTATCTAATTTACCCGCTGGTTTTAAATCAAGAGGAATAAAAATTAGAGATGATGCAGAGCCTATTCAACCAGGTGAGTTTAGAGATATTGATGCACCCAACGGTGATCTTCGAAACGCTTTAATGCCTCTCCCTTACAAAGAACCCTCTCAAACTTTGTATAGTCTATTAGGTTTTGTAGTGCAGTCAGGACAAAGATTTGCAGCTATCACTGATTTACAGGTAGGCGATGCAAATCAAAATGCTCCTGTCGGTACAACAATGGCTTTACTGGAGAGAGGATCTAAAGTTATGTCCGCGATCCATAAGAGATGTTACTATTCTCAAAAAAAAGAATTTAGACTACTTTTTAAGGTCTTTGGGGATTACCTTCCTGAAACGTATCCTTACGCAGTAGAGGGTGCAGATCGCACTATTAAAGCGGAAGACTTTAGTGAGCAAGTAGATGTACTACCAGTCTCTGATCCTAATATTTTTTCTATGACTCAGAGAGTGACCTTAGCTCAAACTGAATTACAGTTAGCTCAAAGTGCTCCTGACTTACACAACATGAAAGAGGCATACAGAAGAATGTATGAGGCTTTGGGTGTTAAAGATGTAGATCAGATGTTAAGAAAAGATACTCCTGTTGAGCCAAAAGATCCAGCAATGGAGCACGCTGATCTATTAGATGGCAATTTATTAAAAGCATATGAAGGACAAGATCACGATGCGCATATTCAGAATCATATTATATTTGGCACTAATCAAATGATTTTAGGTAATCCTCCAATGGCAATGAAATTACAAAAACATATTTTAGAACATATTTCTCTCAAGGCAAAAGAGCAGGCAATGTTCTTAGCACAGCAAGGTCAAGTTCCACAGGATCAACTTGATCCTGTCATCGCAAAACTAGAAGCTCAATTTATGGTTGAGTTAAAACAGATGTCACAACAGTTATCGGGAGGAGGACAACCTGACCCCGTGGTTCAGTTAAAACAACAAGAGTTACAGCAGGATGCTCAAAAAGATCAAATGGATGCACAGGTAGACGCTGCTAAATTACAGTTGGATGCTGAAAGATTAAAACAAAGAACAGCTATTGATCAAGCAAGAATACAAAAAGATTATGATATCGCAGATAAACGTGCCGAAGTTCAATATGATAAGATGACTAATCAAACCTTGAATCAAGCGAGAAGAGATGCCTCTAACCAAAAAGGGTAGTAAAATTATGTCTGCCATGAAAAAAAATTATGGCAAAAAAAAAGGGGAGCAAATATTCTACGCTTCTAAAAATAAAGGTACAATAAAGAAAGTAGAAAAGAAAAATGGAAAGTAAATTAAAAGCAGGGTATGTTATAGATATAATGGATGAAACAACACAAAGAAGAGTTCAAAAAATTATTGATAGCACAAGAGATTTTGTTCAAGAACAAGCTGAACAAGGTATTGATTTAATAGAATTAGCTCAGGTTATGCTTTCAATGAGTAGAGAAGCTATGGTTGACGTTTATGGGGAAGTTGTTGCAGATAGCTATATTAAACAACAAATTAGTTATTTGAAAAATTCTGAAAATAGTTTAACATTACATTAATGACTAAACGATTAACAAAAACAATTCCTCCAAAAAAAGGACCTAAGTCACAAGGTATGGATATTCCCTATGGAAAAATAGTACCAGTTGGCGCTGTTCCTGAGGATAAGAAGCGTAAACGTGGCTATGGAATAGCATCAAAAGGACTTAAATTCGAAGGAGTATTCTAATGCAAAAATGGATTAAGGACCTTTGGGATAAACACCCAAAGAAAAAATGGCTCGTAATCGGTTTACTAATCGGTTGGGTAGCTGCTCAATATATCTAATCAATGTTATCTAAATTATTAGGCGGATCTTTAGTAGACACTGTCGGTAAAGTTATTGACAGTGTCCACACTTCGGAAGAAGAAAAAGGTCAAATTAAAATAAAATTACAACAATTAGAAAACGAAATTAATTCTAAACAAATGGATATAAACTTAGCTGATGCTAAGTCTACTGCTACAGGTATTGGCGGTATCATGCAAAGATCTTGGAGGCCTTTGATTGGTATGTCCTGTGCTCTAGCTATATTTTGGGAATATGTTTTAAAACAATTCTTAGTGTTTATATTGGCAGCGTTTAGTGTAGATCATGCACCTTTACCTGAGCTTGACATGTCGACTTTATTTCCGCTTGTCACAGCTTTACTTGGGATGGCGGGCTTGCGTAGCTTCGAAAAAAGTAAGAAAATTACGAAATAGTGGCTTACTTTGATTATGAGGTAACTAAGCTTATTAAAGATAAGATACAAGCATTGGAGGAAGAGATAACCTCGATGAATGTTAACTCTTTTGAAGATTATAAATATTGTTTGGGTAAACTTCATGAAATGCAAAAGTTTCAACGAGACTATAAAGAGATTATGGAAAGGATGAATAAAGATGAGTAGTTTAATACTGCCAGAAGGGCTTAAAAAAGCCGTTAATAAAAAAAAGAAAGAAGAGAATGAAAAACCTGCTATGGAAAGAGTTCCTCAGGCAACAGGTTGGAGAATGGTTATATTACCTTATAAAGGTGTAGAAAAAACAAAAGGTGGCTTGTTACTTACTGATAAAGCTATCGAGGAACAACAACTCACTACTAATGTGGGTTTAATTTTAAGTATGGGTTCTGATGCTTACGCTGATAAAAATAAATTTCCCAATGGACCTTGGTGTAAAAAAGGAGATTGGGTAGTGTTTGCTAAATATGCTGGCTCCAGAGTCAAAATTGAAGGCGGAGAAATACGTATTCTTAATGACGATGAAATATTAGCAAAGTTGAAAGATCCGAAAGATGTATTAACTATCTATTAAGGAGATAAAAATGACTGAAGAAAAAATGGTAGACCTTGACACTACTGGCGAGAGTCAAGAGGTTGAACTTCAAGAAGAAGAATCTACTAAAGAAGAAAAAGTCGAAGAAGAAAAAGTAGAAGCTTCCACTGAAGAAAAACAACAAGAAAAAACTGAAGAAGATGATTCTAAAGATGATGGTTTAGATAAATACTCTAAAAATGTTCAAAGAAGAATTAAAAAACTTCTAGACAGAGTAGAAAAAACTGAACAACGCGAACAAGAGGCTCTTCGTTTTGCAGAAACTGCAAAGAAAAAATATGAAGATTATGAAAATAAAATAAAGTCTCTTGATGAAAACTATCTTTCAGAGTATGAGACAAGAGTACAGTCTCAAATTGAACAAGCTAAAAAATCTTATCAAGATGCTTTGTATAATAATGATGTTAATGCTCAAGTTGAGTCTCAAAGAGCTTTAACAAGATTAGCAATTGAAGAAGAAAGAGCTATAGCTTCTAAACAACAAAGAGAGCAGCTGTTAAAACAACAAGAAGGCTTGATGGCTGAAAAACAACAGCCACAACAAGCTCAACCAAGACAGCCTGATCCAAGGGCTGAACAGTGGGCGGAAGAAAATAAATGGTTTGGTCAAGATGAAGCAATGACTTTTACTGCTTTAGCCCATCATAAAAAACTTTTAAAGGAAGGGTTTGATCCTAAAAGTGATGATTATTATGAGGAAATTAATGATTATATGAAGAATCAATTTCCCAATAAATTTAATCAAAAAGAAGAAGTGAAAGAAAAAGCTCCTCAAACAGTTGCTGGAACTTCACGGACATCAAAAACAAGCGGTTCTAAAAAGGTAAAACTAACTCCTAGTCAAGTAGCGATTGCAAAAAAACTAGGTCTTACTCTTGAACAATACGCAAAATATGTATAGATTGGAGATAATATGGTAAATAAAACGTCAAGATCTAATGAGACTAGGGAAAAAACAGCTCGTAAAAAAGGTTGGACTAGACCCTCTTCATTAGACGCACCCCCAGCACCTGAAGGTTTTAAACACAGATGGATTAGGGAATCAGTCAGAGGATTTGATGATACGAAAAATATCATGGGAAAATTACGAGAAGGTTGGGAATTAGTCCGAGCCGATGAGTATCCTGATTGGCAACTTCCTACCATTGATGATGGAAAACACGCTGGTGTGATAGGGGTAGGTGGGTTACTGTTAGCTCGTATGCCAGTAGAAACTGTTGAAGAGAGAAACTCTTATTACAAAAACTTAACCGAGAGCCAAAAAGAGGCTGTCGACAGCGATCTACTGAAGATTGAGGATCCTCGGATGCCGATCAGTAAACCCCAAAGACAAACCAAAGTAACTTTTGGTTCAGGAAACAAGTCGTAATCGGCACGGTTTGTTAAACGACCAATACTAACAACGTATTACAAAGGAGTAATATTATGGCAAATCAACAAGGAAACTTTGGATTTCGTCCAGTGCTAATGCTAGGTTCTGCATATCAGGGTCAAGGTCAACAACAAATGACCATAGCTAGCAACGAAACGAATTCCATTTTTATGGGAGATCCTGTCGTGTTAAACGCAAACGGATCAATCTCTCGTGGGTCCTCTGCTGGTGCTGAGCTTGTTGGTGTTTTCAATGGTTGTTTCTATACAGACCCAACTTCACAAAAACCAACTTTCTCAAACCACTATCCAGGGGCAATTGTAGCTGATGATATCGTTGCAAACGTAATCAGTGACCCAGACGTAGTGTTTGAAGTCAAATGTGACGATGCAAACGCTGGACGAGCGCAAGTCGGTTCAACTGCTAATATCGCAACTTATGCAGCAGGATCTACCAAATCAGGTATTTCAGGCGTATCAATTGACGGTAGTACATTTGCAACTAGCAACGCTTCAAACTTCGCTGTTTATGATCTTTCAACAGATCCTGACAACAGTGACTATACTGCTGCTAACGCTAACATTCTTGTTAGAATTAACAAACATCAGTATAGAGATACCACAGGAATCTAAACTATGGCTATATCTAGAAGTCAACTCGTTAAAGAGTTAGAACCAGGTCTAAACGCACTGTTTGGCTTGGAGTACGCAAGGTATGAAAACGAACACGCAGAAATCTTTGACAACGAATCTTCAGACAGAGCGTTTGAAGAAGAAGTAATGTTATCAGGTTTCGGTTCTGCACCATCAAAAGCAGAAGGTGCTGGCATATCTTATGACACAGCGGTCGAAGCATACACTTCACGTTATACACACGAAACAATTGCATTAGGTTTTGCAATAACAGAAGAGGCAATCGAAGATAATCTTTATGATCAGCTTTCTTCTCGTTACACAAAAGCTCTTGCAAGATCAATGGCAAACACAAAGCAAGTAAAAGGTGCTGATGTTCTAAACACAGCCTTTGCTGCTGCGGGTGCTTCAGGAACTAATCCTGGTGGTGATGGTGTATCACTTATTAATACACAACACCCACTAGCACAAGGTGGTCTTTTATCAAACAGATTAGCAACAGATGCTGATTTGAATGAAACATCACTTGAGCAGTCATTAATTGACATTGCTGCATTCGTGGATGAGCGTGGTCTTAAAATAGCCACTCAAGGTAGAAAACTTATAATTCCAAAAGAATTACAGTTTACTGCTGACAGATTAATGGCTTCAGCTTTAAGAACAGGAACTGCTGATAACGACATTAACGCAATCAGAAATATGGGAATGATTCCTGAAGGTTATGTAGTGAACCACTTCTTAACTGATGTGAACGCATTCTTCATTAAAACTGATGCACCTAATGGTCTAAAGCATTTCACAAGAACTGCTCTTTCCACAAATATGGAAGGCGACTTTGATACAGGTAACGTAAGATATAAAGCTAGAGAGAGATACTCATTTGGTTTCTCAGATCCTAGAGGTATTTTCGGAACTTCAGGCGCATAATAAATAATTAACTTAATAAGAAGGGCGTATGTCTTTGACTGCGCCCTTTTTTTATGTCAAAATATAACTTTATTAACCCTATGACCCTTCGGGGACTATTAACAAAAGGAGATAGACATGGGAACAACTACATTTTCGGGTCCAGTAAAAGCTGGAACGATTAAAGACACAACAGGAACTACTCTTGGCTCAAATGTCAAGAACACAGGTTTTGTTGTAATGGCACAATCAGCAATTGTTGATATTATTGGTGCTTCTCACTTAAACCAAGTGATAGCAACAATTCCTGCAAACTCACAAATCACCGATGTG